ACGTTAATGACAAGATCGGCGATTTCGTCCAGACCGGCGCAGGCCCGATGGTTGATTTCTTTGAAAAGATCGGCCCGATGGTTGGCGTTACTGCTGACAACTTCAAAGATTTAAGCGGCGACCAAGCCCTAAAACTGTACGTCGATTCTCTAAATAGCGCAAACCTGTCACAAGCTGACATGGTTTTCTACATGGAAGCCATCGCCAGCGATGCCACAAAGCTTTTACCATTATACGCTGACCAAAGCGCAGAGCTTGACAGGCTAGCAAAGAAATATTCAGACGTTAATGATCAGCTAGCTTTAACTGCCAACCAAGCCGATGCACTTGGCGACATGAAAGAGTCATTTGATCTTTTGGGCGTTACCGCCGGCAATGCTGGCACGCAAATAATAAGCACGTTTGCTGAGCCTATAACTGATTTTTTAGAAACTACTATTGGATTATTGCCATCACTAACTAATAACTTTATTGATTTTTTCAATAGCTTTCTTGATGCAAAAGACATTAACAGTATTTCACAAATTCAGACGCAATTGCTTAACGTAGGTGACGAAATTGCTTTTCAAGAGGAGAGGCTTTTAACGGCGAGAGGCCGAACAAAGCAAAGCATTGAAGGAATAATCGAAAGAGAAAAGCAAAGAAAAGCAGAGCTGCAACTACAGCTTGATCTTCTAAAAGAGCAAAATGCCACAAGACTTGAAAAGCCCGATAGCGCTTCCGTGCCGGCAACGCCAGCAGAATCAGACGAAGACTACCTGGCAAAGCGAAGAGATGAGGAAAAGCAAAAGCTTTTAGATAACCAAGTCGAAATTGTTGATATAGTCGATCTGCAAATCAAAACCCTGGAAGACAAAGAGAAAGAACACCTAACCGAGATGGCGCGGCTAAATAAAGAGTACGTTGATGGCCGATTGAGCTCTGGTGAAGACTTTTCAAAGACTGATTTAGAGCGCCAGGAAGAATGGGCCAAAGCATCAAAAGCCATTGATTCAGCAAAGCACAAAGAAGCGTGGGGCGCGGCAAGCGACTTTTTCGGCGGCATGGCTGTTTTAATGAGCAGTTCAGTCGAGGAAGAATTTAAAATTGGAAAGGCCGCTGCAATAGCACAGGCGTCGATAGATGGTGTAAGCTCTGCAATAAGCGCTTTCAAGTTTGGCTCAAAAATAGGCGGTCCAGTAGTTGGCGCTTTGATGGCCGCATCTTCTGCTGTTTCCACCGGCATGATGATTAATAAGCTTATGTCAGCATCTTCAAGCGGCAGCAGTTCAGGCAACCCAGCAGCAGGCGTTAGTTCTGTTGATCCAGCTATAACGTCAACAGCAGCAGCAGGCGCAGCCGGACAAACAGCGCAGGCAGGGTCACAATCACAAAGCCTGTACATCGAAGGAATCGACCCTGGTTCGATGTTCTCTGGTGAGCAGGTACGAAACCTAATCGATAAAATCAATGAAGCCGGCAGCGATGGAAAACAGGTGATGCTAGTATGACGCATTTAAGCACGAATTTAGTATTAACGCTAAATGAGATCAATGACAATGCCGGGCGGATCTGTTTCGATAATGTCGTGACCTCTGGCTCCATATCGGCATCATCGGCAGCGGCAGGTTCGCCAATCACTAACGCCACCAATCCGGCAACAGCGTTTGTCTGGGCTGCAACTAGCACAGCAACGCAGACAATCACAATCACAAACGGCAGCCGCCGCCCTATTGATTACATCGGCATTGCACGGCATAACTTGAACCAAGATGGTCTTAATGTTGATGTTAGTTTTGACGGCACGCTGGTTTACCGGTCTGGCGCTATTGGACAAGAGCAGGCGCTTTTGTTTTTATTCTCACAAGCGACACCCGCCACCATTACGCTTTCAATAACGGGCGCGACTACTGCGCCGACAATTGCCGTCATCTATGCGGGCCTGTCGCTGCGCCTAGAGCGAAACATATATGTTGGCCATACGCCGATAACGATGGGCCGTGAGCGCACCGCTATCAACGGCATAAGCCAGTCAGGCGAGTACCTGGGAGAAGTGGTTCTTAATAAGTCTTTGACGACCGGTGTTTCATTGCAGAACCTAACACCGTTTTGGTATCGCCAAAACCTTGACCCGTTCTTTGCGCAAAGCCCGCGACCGCCCTGCTTCTGGGCATGGCGTCCCACAGGTTACCCGGCAGAAGTTGGATACTGTTGGGTTGAAGGAAATCCAAGGCCGACGAACCAGCGATCTAATGGTATGATGCAAGTCGATTGGAATTTTAGGGGCATCGCTTGAGTAATCGAATCAGTTTTATAGAGCTTGAGGTAAAGAAATGCCAGCGCGTTTACGGGTCATCACCTTGCACCGCAGCCGTAGGCGTCACTGGCGATCAAAAATGCTTCAACAGCCGGGCAACCTGTCAGGATCTGCCAAACATATTAGAGGCGAACGAGTCGGTTCGGCTGGCGAAACCGTCGAGCATAAAACCTGACGATATTAATTCGACACCGTACATTGAAAACATCGAATCCATCAGCTACACGCCTCCGGTGCTTGACCTGGGGCGATCCATTGGCGTGCGCGCTTCCCTGTCTGTCTCTTTTAAAGACCACAGAAGCCCGGACAGCGACGCTACTGGCGATCCATACCTAGGCGATCGGAATTACGACCCGTACACGCTTGGCACCTATTTTGGGAAGCTGAAGGCGCGGCATCCGTTCTTGCGTGGGCAGTCTATATATTGGGTCCAAGGCACGGATAGCCAAGAGTTTGCAGCGATGGAGCGCCGTCACTTTATCGTCGAAGAGACAGCCGGCCCGAACAGTTCCGGCACCTATAGCATTATTGCAAAAGATGCTTTGAAGCTAACGCAGGGTGATAGGGCATTAGCGCCAAAAGCTAGTCAGGGTTACTTGGTAAACCAAATAACAGCCGCACAAACGCCGCCGTTTGATGTTGTTATTTCGCCGTTCGGGATAGGTGATGTTGATTACCCTACATCTGGCACCGCTGCAATTGGCGGGAAAGAGATAGTGGAGTTTACCAGAACAGGCGACGTTGTGAGAATAACCGCCAGGGCGCAAAGCAATACCGAAGCCGCTGCGCACGAACCAGAAGACCGGGTGCAGCTCTGCCTAAAATATTCAAGCGACAGCGCGCCGACAATTTTAAACAGCCTTTTGACAAACTATACCGACATCCCGTCTGGTTATATTCCATTAGCTGATTGGGTGGTTGAGTCTAATATCTATTTAGGCAAATCATACAGCACGGTGATTGCAGAGCCGACACCAATTAATAGTTTAATAAATGAAATATTAGAGCAGACCGGCTCAAACATGTGGTGGGACAGTAGCGCATCATTAATTAGGTGGTCAGTATTAAGCAAGCCTGACTCATCGGCGTTTGAGTTTAACGAGTCAAATTATCTTCAAGGCTCTTTTAACATTGCCGACCAGCTTAATAAAAGGGTTAGCCGCGTAATCGTAAACTATGGCCAAATAAACCCGCTGTTAAATTTAACGGATGAGCGGAATTACGCGTCAAGCCTATTAAATATTGATTTAGAATCTGAGGCGTTTTTTAATAATACGCCAGCTTATAAGAACATCTACAGCCGGTGGATTGATGGAGACCTAAGAGACTCCGCGACATTCGTTGCAAACCTGATATTACAAAGATATTCAACGCCGCCAAGAAAGCTCGGCTTTAAAATACTGCGCGATTCTATTAGTTTAATGCCTGAGCTTTCCGGTTCATATAATCTTAAAAACTTATACGTTCAAGACTTTACCGGGGCCCAACAATCACTGCCAATCCAGGTTACATCGGTAAACCCTGGCGATTCGACAATAACGGTCAACGCAGAAGAGGTTACATTTACTGAGATAATTCCACCTGAGCAAAATGTCGTGAACCTCTTTCCGACACCGGATTATATTGGCTATAACATCTACGATAGAACAGTGGTTGATCTTGGTGGGGCGCCCATTGCGGCAACGATAGTTAATGTTTTTGTCTCTGAGAATTTTATTCTTGGGTCAATGACTACCGGCAGCGGGTGGCCAACGGGTGCTACTATAAACCTATACATTCAATCGGGCGCAAAAATTCTAGGCCCTGGAGGCAATGGCGGCAGCGGTGGTTCGGCTATTGCGTACCGTTCAAAGTATAAATTTGGAGGCACTTCTAATTTTCCTACAACAATTACTTATAGCATAAGCGCAAAAACTACAACATCGCCAACAGAAGGCACCGCAGGCGGAACGGCGCTGGAAATATTGCACCCAATGAATATAACTAATAATGGCATTATTGGTGGCGGCGGCGGCGGTGCAGGTGGAGCAGGTGCGGCGGCGGCGGCTCTTACGTTCACCCCAGAATACAATGGCTATGGAGCAGCATTGGCGGCAATTGGTGGCAATGGCGGCGGCGGCGGCGCAGGATTTCCTAGCGGCACTGGCGGGCAACCTGGGACGCAAGATGCTTATTCCTACCAAGAGTTCACTATTAAAACAGCAGAAAGGTACGACGATCCTGCTTTATTTCTTGGCCCTATTACATTGCCAGGAGCTGCAAAGGATGGCGGTATTTTAGACGGCGGTCGTGACAAAGCGATAGCGTACCAGAACAGTTACAAAGCCTTGGACTACCCGGCATCAACGCCAAGAATAAACGTTTTTGCAAAAAGCCCGGATAGCACTTCTGGTCGGGGACATGGTGGAGATCTTGGGCAATCCGGCCAGGTTGGCGGTGATGGCTATGCAATTTCGCAAATAGTATCTTTGCCAAATGATAGCTACGATTTGGAATCTAATAAAGAAAACGGCGCAACCGCAGGCGCCGCAGGCGCAGCAATAAACACAAACGGAAATACAGTAACCTATTTAATAACCGGCGACATAAGAGGCGCAATCATATGAGTTTACCAATCTACCAACGAGTCGCCGTAACAGACGCGGGCGATGTTATTCCAGGTGCCGAGTACACGGTCATCAATGAAAACACAGGCGTGGCAGCTCCGATCTATTCGGATCGGACTGGCGCTACTTTATTAACCGCGCCATACTTTGCCGACTCTGCTGGTACTATTCAGTTTTTCATTGCGCAAGGTACGACATTCCGTGTCGCTGCTTCTGGTGGTGTGGGTACTTATACTGACCGTTATGTTTATGGTGTTGCTGAGGCGGTTTTGGTTGATGCTAGTGGGAATGTCGGAATTGGCGTAGTGCCCGAGACGTGGTTTCCTTCTTTAAATACAACAGCTTTGCAGATTGGCGACACGACTTCCATCTGGTCTTTGAC